TGCAGAGATAGAAGAATTTAATTTTCATTTGAACTTTGACCACATACCAAAGGAAAACAATGAGAGCAATATGTCCGAAATGCACCTCGACACATAATAGAAAAAAAGGTATAAGATATTCGCCTTCATTTGAAGGCAACGTACAAAGATGGTATTGCCATAGTTGCGGAAAACACTTTCAAACTCCGATAGATTCGCCGAAACAGGAATTACCAAAGATTCTTTTATTCGATATTGAAACTGCACCAATGGAAGTTTATGTGTGGCAGATAGATTATAAGCAATTTATTCCGCATACCAATATCATCAAGGACGAGAATGGCGAGGAAAAATCTTGGTTTGTTTTATCGTGGGCCGCAAAGTGGCTATACGATGAAAGTGTTGTTTCTGATATAGTTACACCGGATGAATCAATAAATAGAGATGACAAGCGAATTTTAAAATCTATCTGGAAACTACTCGATGAAGCCGACATTGTAATTGCTCACAATGGGGACCGGTTTGATTTAAGAAAATTGAATGCACGTTTTATAGATAACGACATTAAACCGCCATCACCTTTCCGGTCCATCGATATGCTAAAGGTCGCCCGGAAGGAATTTGCCTTTGTATCAAACAAGCAAGATTATCTAACCAAACATCTCAAATTAAAACAAAAACTTGAAACGAATTTCCAACTTTGGGTGGATTGTATTCATGGATGCCAAAAGCAATTAAATAAAATGGAAGAATATAACCGACACGATGTAATGGGATTGGAACAAGTATATTTAAAACTTCGTCCTTATATCAAGAATCATCCGAATCTGGGTGTATTGGTAGATATGGACGTTTGCCCGAATTGCGGTTGCGAATATTTAGACGAAACCGATTCAGTCTATTTCACAACGGCTAATAAATTCCCTGTGTATAGATGTCAAGGCTGCAAGACTCCTTACATTCGGGGCAAGAAAAACGTCAACCAGGACGATACAAATATGAGAAGTGTAGCAAAATGAAGATACTAAAGCAAAAAGATTATGATGGAATGATTGCCGAAATCGGTGCTTTGAATGAAGAAATCGAAGAATTAAAAAAAGAAAAATTAAATCTTCAGAAGATATTGGGAATGATTCATCAACATATCCAGAAGTGGGGAAACAATAAGATCGGAAATTTAAGGGCGGTTGTTGAGATCGCAAAGTTTTTCGGGGTTGAAAAGTGATAATCGACATGGCAAAGGGCTGATTACTTGCCTAATCCCGGAAAGAATTATGCCAAATAGAAAAGCAAAACAAAGAAAACGTGCAAAGATGCTTAAACGAAAGAGCATTGCCGAATACAAATCCAAGAAACGAAGGGAACGCAAGGATGCCAGAAAAGAAACAAATACAATTATCTAATGTGTAACCTTCACATATTCAGGCAATTAATTATGAATAAGAAAATAAAATCAAAAATTCACAAGGAATTGAAATTTCCCTATTATAAACGAATAAGAACAAGGGAAGGATTGATTGTTGAAAGAGTTGCTAATAAAAAAGATGAAAAAAGACTGAAAAAATACTTTCCAGAATCGTTTGAAAATAATAAGTAATGGATCAGGGTTACAATTTAGAAGCGGCGGAACAAGTAGAACTAAAGTTAAAACGATTGAATGTTACCGTTCTTGCGGCTGAATACCATTTTCACCGGGATCAATACGATTCAGATGAAATGAGATTCGCAATTGCAACTGAAAAGGCGTGGAAAATGATGACACAGAACCAAAAAGATGTATTTTATATGCACTTGGTACAACGTTTTTCATTTGCTGCGATTGCAGACCTTCAAGGCAAAGACCCTTCGACAATTAGCCGCACATTCTCCGCAGCGTGTAAAAAAACACAAAAAAAAATCAACGAATAACGTCAAAAACTATACACGTTTAGCCTATATATAGTAGAGGGGTATCCCGTTGCCCTACCCGGACCGTCCGTAAAGTCGGACATTAATTAGCCGGAAAACAGGAAAGATGGGCGTACCTCTAATCGATTAGATGATACGAAAACAAGGAAATAAATATATCCTTTATTCAAAAACTGGCAATCGCCGGTTAGGCACATTCCGTACCCGTGCCGCCGCAACTCGCCGTGAAAGACAAGTCAAACGTGTAACATCAAAAGCAAAATATGGCAAAAGATGAAGGCGTTGCGCTCAATGTGGAACTGGTTGGCATCAAAAATCTCAAAACAACGCATACTTGGAGGTTGGAATTCGATGTGTATGAAATAGACTCCCACAAAGTAAAAGATTTGATGGACAAAATAGATCATCCTTTAGTAATGGCGTTAGTTGATAATGGATAAAACGGAGGTAAATCGGAGAACTAACGGGCAGTTCGCCAAAGGATATTCTGGGAATATTGAAACACAATTCAAGGCAAACAACAATGCTAATCCTAATGGGCGACACGGTGCAATGGCGGACCTATTCAAAGAACTTGCTGAAGTAAAAGATGGCAAAGGCAAGACCAGGAAAGAAAAGATTTTAGATAAGATTTTAAAGATGGCAGAGAATGGATCGTTAAAGGCTGCCGAAATATACATGAACCGAGTGGAAGGCAAACCTACTGAATTTAGGGAAACAACGGTTAAGACTGATCCTATCAAGGTGTTTGATTTTGAAGATTGAAGTGGCAAAGAAACGCAGTACGCAAGGAAATAATAAACGATCCGCATCGGTTCAAGGTAATCGTGGCGGGGCGAAGATGGGGAAAAACTCACCTTGCTATAATGTGGCTGCTTTCGGAAGAAATTATGGAGAACAATTCCCTATGGTACATAGCACCGACCTATCGCCAGGGGAAGATGATCGCGTGGCCGGTATTGAAACGACTCTTTCGTCATCATTCGGAAGCCAAGATCAACGAATCAGGGTTATCGGTTATTTTATCTAATGGGGCAGAGATATGTATAAAGGGTGCTGACAATGAGGACTCATTAAGAGGTGCGGGAATCAACAAAGTTATCCTGGATGAATACGCTTACTTCAAGCCTTATGTCTGGGAAGAAATCATACTGCCAATGTTAGCCACATCCAAAGGCCAAGCCATGTTCATCGGAACACCGTCTGGATATAACGCAATGTATGATCTGTATCTAAAGGGGCAATCCGATACCGATTGGAAGTCCTGGCAGTTTAAGACAGTTGAAGGCGGGTTCGTTGAAAAAGATGAAATCAAACGTATCCGATCTAATATGGACGGAAGATTATACCGTCAGGAAATGGAAGGATCGTTTGAAACCACAGGCAATCGCGCTGCTTATAACTTTGATCGTGAGATACATCTAAAGAAGGCAGAAGATATTGCACCGACTAAATGGATCGGGATGGACATGAATGTCGATTATATGACTGCCGTCCTTGCTTGTGAATACACCGATGGAACGGTTCATTATTATGATGAGATAAGACAATCCAATTCTAATACGGAAGCAATGTCAAAGGCTATGCGAAAGAATTGGCCTGAAGTTACCACGATATATCCGGACCCGGCCGGTAGTGCCAGATCAACAACTTCACACCGCAGCGATCATTCAATACTTCGTGATTATGGTTATGCAGTCCGGGCAAAGAAATCCCATCCATCGCATATTGATCGGCTGAACGCATTGAATCGGAAGTTGGTTAATGCTAATGGGGATGTAACTATGACCATTGATCCGAAATGTAAGTATCTCATAAAAGATTTAGAGCAAGTACAACGGGACAAGAAGGGCGGGATCGATAAATCTAATATCGAATTAACACACGCGCTTGATGCCTGTTCCTATGCAATCGAATATAAATGGCCTATAATTCGCCGTATTGGGGAGTCCGTTATATGGTAGCGTTCATTCTGGGTGCATCGGTAATGTTCAATCTTCTGTTTATAAGTATGTGGATATACGGAATGTGGATGCAAAAAAAGGACTTAAGAAATATGAAAAAGATTTTACGCAACGCACAGTTGCGACCTGACTTATACCAAGATTGGATGTTTGAAGCATGATGTCCGTAAACGATGTTGTCCTTCCAAGTTATTCTGAAGATATTGTACTTGATTCAATACGCCGCGCACAAAAGGGATTGGAAGAAAAGGAAAACGCTGAACGTGCAACTGCTTTGGATTTCTATTATCACAAGAACGTGGACACACATATCGAACAATGGTTTTCAACTTCTACACTACAACAAGTTCCGGTATTCCCACAAAAAATCGTTCCCCGCTTCGCCCGTGCCAGAAATATGATTTTCAAAAATTCCCCGAAGCGTATGATAAACGGCGAACAGGCAGACGATTATTTAGACATGACACATCATTTGGATACCAGGGCAAGAGAGTTCAATGAAACATCGTGGCTTACTGGACAGATGGGATTCCGCAGCCGGTGGGGAAAGGAAAGAGTTGAATACGATCTTATTCCATTCTTTAAAAGATATTATGTCCAAGGCGAATCAGAACCGTTTGGCGTATCGTATGAAGTTGGAAGGGATCATAAAAACAATCGCATCTATGTATTCTGGTCTGTGGGAAGGGATGGAGAGCCTGGGATTCACCTAAAATTCGATCAAGCGGGGAGAACCATTCAAGTAAATTCCGAAAATCGCAACCCATATTCGTTACTCCCTGTAACCTTTGTCGATTATAGTACAAGTGCAAGTGATGTAATCCGTGCTGCTATACAGATCGGGATTGCTAATACTGAAATCGCTTTGGCTGAACGCTTTTCTTTTGGGCAGCCGGTAGCAACGGGTATCGAGGAAGCAACCAAGATGAAACTGGGAATAGACCGTGTACTGTTACTCCCGGAAGGTGCAACATTCTCATTCGTGGGAAATCCCGGATCGTTAAAAGATATGATGGAAGTCGTTAAAGGCTTTGCCAATCAAGCAGCGGTGAACAATCATCTGCGTATCAGGTGGGATGAATCAGGTAATCCGCCAAGCGGGACGGCATTGCGT